AGTTTATACTGTTTCTGATGGTGAAATTACTGAAACAGCAGTAAATACTAATAATAAGGACTTGCAATATGGTAAATATGAAATATGATACTGAAGACTTCACTTATGGGTACGAAATTGAGTGGGGGGACATAGATCGTCGTGTTGAGATTCCAGAAGAACTTGGTGCATGGGAGTTTGCGGAAACTGACATTGTAAACATTCACAAACCGTATCGTTTTGTCGCGTGTGACCCATTGGGGGTGGAACCTCCTTTTGGTGGCGAGATTAATACCAAACCAACTCGCACGTGGGAGGAGCAGGTTGATCGCATCATGCAAATTCATGAGTTGTTTGTCGATTTCGGCAACGAACCAACTGCATCCTGCGTCAACCATGGACACCTTCACGTTTTTGTTCCAGGTCTGAAAGATGACATTGATGCACTGAAGCGTCTTACTGCGTTTATCAAGGCAAACCAGAAAGACACTATTGAAGCGTGTTATCAGTTCCGCGATGGTGGTGGTATGAAGTCAGCAAAGGGTGCTACGACATATCTCAAGTTTGACGGTGGTCGTGAGATGCCTGATTACATGTGTGATAACATTGCTAACCTTGCAACTGACTTCGATTCGTTTATTAAGATGCATGCAGCAGGTAAAGATGGCGTTTCCATGGGTCGTCCTTTCCGTTATGCGATCAACATGTATTGCATGAAGCATACTGGTACGATTGAGTTCCGTTGCTTCCGTTCAACTACCGATCGTAAGCAGATTGAAGATCAGTTCAAGTTCGCGACTGCGTTTATTGATGCTGCATTGAATGGCAGTTGGGCGAGTGTAAGGGAAATCCTAGATTACTACGACTTTGACTTCCCTCCATTCATCTGGGATCTTAACGAATACGCTGGTTGGATTAATACCAAGTATGACAAGTCTCGCGGTGAGAAGAAGCGAGAATTCCACGATGTTGTCTAGGTTGCGTCGAACCAGTCGCGAAGAATTTAGTAAACACATTACAACTCAGAAGCAAGATTCCTTTGCAAAGACTTTTGTCGCAAAGGCAGACATGCAAGAACTCTGGGATAACTGTATGGGCGTCTGGGAAGATGATAATCTTCTCGGCGCTATCATCGTATCATTCTCTAAGCGAACTCCCATCATTGCCAACCTGCAGTTACTTCACACATTCTATGCCTCGCGTGGTAAGGGTGTTGGCAGGACGTTGTGTGACTTTGCTATTGCTGAGGCGCATCGATACAACGCTGCATACTTCCGAGTTTCTGCAGAAGCAGATGCAGTCCAATTCTACGAGAAATGTGGATTTACTTTCCTCGGTGAGCAGAAATCAGGCAGTCAACTGTCCATGTTCAAACTCAACGGTCCAACCTACCAAGATGGTCTGTATGACATCAACGATACTGTCATTAACAAAGCAGTGTTTAGAAAGGGTAAAGGCGGATGCGTAAAAGTATTTGCGAAACTTGAAGAAAACCCTTTACTTTTCCCCTAAAGTTTAGTATAATGGTTGTCTAAATTATGAAGGATTTTTTATATTATGGCAATGACACGCACCCCGCAAATCAAGGAAGTTTCTAGTTTTGACGATTGTGATTATGAGATAGAAGAACTATTATCTACAATTTCTGCTAAGACCAAAGGATATGTTTATGGTTGGTATGACTTTGTAACTGGCAAGCGTTATATCGGATTTCGTAAGAGCGCAGATGTTGATGATGGATATATTTTCTCTTCTAAAAATCCAGAACTTCAACGAGCATGGTCATTAGGTCATCTTCGTAGAACAATTCTTTATTTTGGTTCTGCCAGAATTGCTATTATCCTTGAGCGGTATCTACTAAAATCTGCTGATGCTCGTCGTAATGATATGTGGTATAACTCCAGTAATGGTGGTGGTGGTGATGGAGGTATTTTAGATATGTCCATAATTACTGTCGAACATTCTAAGGTTGGTATCGATTGGATCAATGGTATTGAACCTGCACCGAAACCTGTTGATGTTTTTGCTCTTGCTAATACAAAACTTGCTAAGAAAATTCTCAAGTTGGTTAAGAACGGTTATTATACGACAATTGAAGAACCCATTACCGTAATTGCAGAATTTGGACACAATCAGGTTCGTGCAGAATTGTATGATCCTGCACATGTTGATGAAATTGCAACCCAGATGCGGTCTGATCCTGCTGAGGCGAGAAAACATGTTCAACCGATTGTTGTTGTCGTATATCCAGACGGAACAAAATTAATTATTGATGGGAACCATACTTCTCGTGCGGCGCTTGATGCAGGTTGGATTAGCGCACCCGTCATCTATATCAATAGCAGTGATTTTGATGACGATGATTGCACAATCGATTATTACGGAAACCTAGCAAATCATAAACCATTTAAGAAGAAGGGGAATACACCTGCTGACTGCCAGCGTGCAATCATCCAGAGTTATGCGAAGAAACTCAAGGATCTTGACGACGATAAATTTACTTTACTGCAGAGCGATAAGTTTAAGTTAAGCGTAACGCATCAATTCGATCCTGTTTGGACACGGGCAGTCATTTCATCTAATTTGAAGAAGGCGATTGAGCGAATTAAAACTGATCAGGCAATTGCTGAGATGAATTACCAGATATACTCTAAAACTGATCTAACTCACATTCAAAAAGAAATTGACTTGAAGTATCCTAATCATGCCAGTATTACAGTAACCTCTGGTGCGATTTATAATGCTGGTGTTGGTGGTGTTCTAAATAAGATGGGACAGGCGGATATCTGGGATGGTGTAATCATTACGCATCACGCTGGATTAACAGATTATGAGAATTGGGATACATATTTTAAAAAACTAACTGCATCAGTTAAAAGAATGAATCCTAGATGTAATCTTAAAATTATTCTTTTAGATTCATTTACCAAAAACATGATGACAGAAATTGATATGGAAATTCCAGCATACGACGAGTGCAATACCATTACTCCAATATATGATGATGGTAAGATTACGCACTATTACGATAAAAAAACCGACTCGTATCATGACGAGGAAACTGGTGAGTGGATTGCTGCAGAAGATTATGTTGAATGAATAATCGCGAATTGTTCATTCGCTGGTATGCTTGGTCTGTTAGTCACAAGGATTGCGATCCTTCGGTCTGGCAGACCAACTACCTCAATAAGCGATATGAACACAATGACGAAGAACGTATTTGGTTGTGCTGGTTATACGGTAACACCTATTACCTTCCAACATCTTGGGTGCTCAAGAATGAGTTCCCAGACTACGAACTTGCGACTGTAGACCGTATTACATGGTGGAATAACGAAAACTATAAAAGACTTCGTTATCAAACAGATACGAAATACAATAAAGGGCATTTGCCTTCTATGTTCGAGTCGTATCAGAAGTTTATGGGCAAGAAATCGCAGCGTGAAGTTCTAGAATCTCACTACGGCGATAATGAACAGCAAAACTTCGATAATCTTTGGAAGGTTATCAATACCAATTATCACAAGTTCGGTCGTTATACGACTTGGTTCTATATGCAGCATCTAAAGCATACTGCAGGAATTAAGATTGAACCTACCAGTCTAATGCTGAATGACTATTCAGGTAGCAAGTCGCACCGCAATGGTCTCTGTTATGCTCTTAATAAGGAAGAATGGATTAATGGTAAACTCACCCCGAAAGAATACCAGTGGTTGGAAGCTGAGTCTCAGTCGATTCTGGATGAATTGCGTCATCGGTATCCAACTCTTGCACCACAGTTCGACGCATTTACTATGGAAACCTGTCTTTGCTCGTTCAAGAAAATCTTCCGAGAAAGGTCGTCGCGATATCTAGGTTTTTATCTAGATCGTCAAGCAGACGAGATCAATAAGGTAGCAGCAGACGGTTGGTATGGTATTGAGTGGAATGTTTTATGGCAATCTCGCGAAGAAACACTTGACTCTCGACTGCTTTCGCGATATGGTGTTAATAAGGACAAGTGTGGTGAATACGTTCGATCTGGAACACTAGATAGAATGAATTGGATGTTCGATGTTGAACAGAAATCAGTTGGATTAGAGGATTTATTTGGATGAAAGTAATTGCAATTTTCGGTGAACCTGGAAGCGGTAAGTCTACCCTTATGAAGCGTTTGCTAGACGAGGTTGGCATTTCCCGTGAAGTGAAGACTGATGTAAAGTTGGTTCCCTATCATAACAAGGACAACATTTACGTTCTGGGTAAGTATGAAGAAGGTGAAGTCTTCGGTGGCACTGACAAGATGTCGATGGCAGTTCAACCAGAGGCAGTGAAGTTTCTTGCATCTCGCGCTGCTACAGATATTGTTCTTTTCGAGGGCGATCGTCTTTGCACAGGTTCATTCCTAGAGGAATGTGTCGATAAGTATGACACCAGTATCGTTTATCTACAAACCACGAAGGAAACTCGAAATGTTCGCTACGCAGAACGTGGTAGTAACCAAGACGAGACTTGGTTGAAGGGTCGCGAAAGTAAAATCAATAACATTCGTTCCAACTTCGTTCTTCAGATGGAAATGACCGAGTTTCTTAATGAATCTTTTGATGATCAGCAAAAAATCATTGACTTTATCAAAAAAATGCTTTATACTGGTTAAATGATATTAGAAAAACACGACGCAGAATACATCGCAAAACGATTCGTTGACTACATGTCAAATTATGGTCGTATTGACGACCACATGCGCATGAAAAAACTGGAGCGGTTAAAAACCCTTCCACACTCTCTTCCAGGGTTTGAACCCGAGAACAATTTGTTCTCCGACTTTAATATGCACCCTGAAGACATGGATCTTGAGATCTATGAACCTTCCCCGAGCGAATTCTCGACAATGGTAGAAATCACTTCTTCCTTTTGTAATGAAAATTCGTTCGGGAAGGAAATCAAGTTTATCGTAAGAGAAAAGAATACGGGTAAGCACGTAGGATTCTGTCGCGTCGCCAGTCCCTTTATCAATTCACGTCCACGCAATGAATGGTTCGGGCAAGTTCCCGATCTAAAATCGTTCAACAAGCATGCGGTGATGGGTTTCATCATTGTTCCTGCTCAACCGTTCGGATTTAATTATCTGGGTGGTAAACTTCTTGCACTTCTTTGCACCTCGCACGAGTTTCGCGAGATGTTTAACAAGAAGTATAACATGGACACTTGTCTATTTGAAACCACTTCATTATATGGCAGCATCAAGCAAGCATCTCAGTATGATGGACTAAAACCGTTCATTCGTTATACAGGCGACACTCTTAGTAATTTTGTTCTCTCTTTCTCAGACGATTTCTGGGATGAGACCATGGAATGGTTCTACGAGAAAAACGGCGGAGCGCCATTGTTTGGTCGCGACGGTGTAGCATCATATAAGATGAAGATGCAGAATAAGATGAATAGCATCATCAGTAAATCCCTGAAAGAACATGACTCCGAATACTATTCTGTATTCTGCGATGCTCTCAAACTAAATAAAGACATTACTACTAAGAAACGTTTCTATATTTCAACATACGGGTATGAAAATTCCAAAGAAGTTATTCTCGGTAAGCAGGATAAGTTAATTCCTGGACAAAACTTTGATAAACATTATATGGATAATATTATTTCGTGGTGGAAGCGTAAGGCAACGTCTAGATATGATAATCTGGTTGCAGAAGGTCGTTTACGACGCGACTTAGAGGTTTGGAATGCTGACTCAATTGGAAAAATTGACATTATAAGATAACTTCTTATAAATAATCGTATGACATACGATGCTATATTTAAATTGATCGGAGATGTGGGATTCCCAATCGCAGGTGCTTTACTTGCGGGTGTCTTCGTATATTTTGTTATCAACTACATTCTCGAGAGCGTTGTTAAAGCACTCAAGGGAATGCAGGGTATTATTATGGGACTCGACAACCGAGTCAAGACAATGAACCATGATATTATTCGCGTTGATGCAGTTGTTAGTTCCGCCTTGGGTCTTAAACCAGATCTAGACAGAATCGCACGAGCAGACGGGAAGAACGATGCTCGGAAAGATTAATGGATCCATCAATTGTAGCAGAACTAGTTAAACAATATGGATTCCCAATCGTCGCATCTGTCGGTATGGGATATTTTGTTTGGTTCATTTATAAGTTCGTAACTGATAAATTGATGCCGTTGATTGGTGAGACAAACGTAATTTTGATTGCGTTGATTGATCGTGTTCGTATGCTCGACAACGATTTGATTAGATTAAACCAGAAGGTGAGTGTAGTTTTGCAAATAAAAGAGGATCACAGTAATGACACTAAATCTAAAGATTGAGATCCTTAAAGTATTTTCCTTTGATTTAAATTTTTCTTCTGACAACAAAAACAAAAAGGAAGAGAAAGATGCTAAAACGAGCGACGATGCTCCTGGCACTACTAAGTCTAAGTAGTCCAGTATACGCAGATCCTATTGTCCAACAATTTAAATCACCTTCCTTTACTGGTTATGGGTGGTCTTCACACGTGCAATCAATCGACTCGCAAGAGCGTTCGCGTGAACAGGCAATTAAAGATGCTGAGGCAGCAAAGGCAGCACTAGCAAGAGCAGAGGCATCTAATACGCCACTCGCTAAATTCATGGCGCTGTTTACCTCTCAGGTATATGCCCAACTTGCTACGCAACTTTCGAACAATCTGTTCGCAGAAGGTGGAAATGCCAGTGCAGGGACATTCAACCTCGACGGTAACTCCGTAAGTTACGTCAAGACTGGAACCGAAGTTAGACTGACAGTTGTTGATAAGAATGGTAACACTACGGTTGTTGTCGTTCCTATTGCTACATTCGCATTCTAAGGAGACGTTATGAAAAAGTTAATTCTCCTTCCGCTTTTGCTCGTCCTTTCTGGTTGTGTTGGTGCACTTCATCCTACTGCCAACCAATCATATCTGTTCAGAGATGACGCAGAAGTCAAACGTTTTGCTAATCCAAAGTTGTTCAAGGATCTTCCTGAGTTAGACGGACAACCAATTCCTATCGCATTATATTCGTTCACCGATAGAACTGGTCAACGTAAACCATCTTCAACTCTTGCAAGTTTCTCGACTGCGGTAACTCAGGGTGCAGACGCATATCTGATTAAGACTCTACAAGACACAGGTAATGGTAAGTGGTTTATTCCTGTTGAGCGTGTTGGTATCGATTCGCTGATTAAAGAACGTCAACTTGTTCGCCAGATGCGCGAACAGATTTCTGGAGAAGGTGCTGAACCTCTTCCACCGCTAAAGGTTGCAGGTATCATCATAGAAGGTGGTATCATTGATTATAACTCGAATATTAAAACTGGTGGTACTGGTGCTAGATTCCTTGGCGTCGGTCCATACCAGCAATACACACAAGACCAAGTTACAGTTAGTCTTCGCCTAGTTTCTGTCCAAACTGGTGAAGTCCTCAATTCGGTTACTGTAGAGAAAACTGTTCTCTCTACTTCCGAGGGGGTAACTGCTTTCACATTCTTCGATATGGCGACTAAAGCGTTTGAATTTGATGGACAACAAACAAGTAATGAAGCAGGTAGTTATGCGATCCGTTCAGCCATAGAAACGGCCGTTGTTGAGTTGATCAAGGATGGTGAAACTAAGAATCTATGGAGATTCAAACAAAAGGAAACAACAAATGAAACTAAGTAAGTTTTTATTAGTTGGCGCTGCTCTTTGTTATGGAACATCTGTGATTGCACAAACCGTGCTGCCAACAGCACCAACTCCTCCAGCAATCGTAACAACTTCACCAAACGAAACAGAGGCGAATACTGTTGCAACAACAAATAAGGTATATATCGATCAAGAAGGGGGTAACGTAGATGTTAACATCGTTCAAACTGGTACTGCTAACGTTATCGGTTCTACTCTTGATCCTATTTACCTACGTGGTGATAACCAGAGCGTTATCGCAATACAGACAGGCAATGGAAACCAACTTTATATGGGTGTCGTATCCGATACAGGAGCCCAAGGAATCGCCGATGTAACAATTCGTCAAATTGGCGATTTGAACACTGCTACTATTCGTTGCGGAACTGAAGTTACTGACTCCTCATGTAATCAACTCGACATGAATGCCAAGTTCACTGGTAATAACAACTCGTTTGTTTTCCGTGGTTCGGGTGCTAATATCCGTAACTCTATGGATTTCAACGGTAACAATAACACAATCAACATGGATGCACTATCACCAAATGCGTCACAAACTATTCTGGTGACAGGCAACTATAATGACTTTGATGTTACACAAACCGATCTCGGTGGAACATTCGGTCACTCACTATATGTAAATCTGACAGGTTCGCTAAACACTGTAACAACACAACAGTATGGTGCATCTGAAACTGTGATCAATATTAATAGTGTGGGATCAAATGGCACGTTTAATATCAAAACTGGTCACTAATCTTCTACTGATATTTCTGTTATCGACTCCTGCCTTTGCGGATATTGGGTCGATAACAGATTTCAGAGGAGGCGGTGCTATTAAGCGTGGCGCCAAGACTACAGTTGCATCTAAGGGTGCACGAGTTCAAAAGATGGACACTGTTTCAACAAACAGTCAAGGCAGATTTAGGATTACATTTAATGACTCGACTACGGTTAATATTACAGAAAACTCGCGACTTCTTGTGGACGACTTTGTGTATGATGGGGGAGGGAAGACGAAGGGCAAACTTGGACTTCGGGTCGCACTTGGCACCGTCAGATACGCATCAGGTAAAGTCGCGAAAACAAACCCACGAGGCGTAAACATTCGCACACCGACTGCTACTATCGCAGTTCGTGGCACAGACTTCGTTATGTCGGTTGATGAAGCAGGTCGTTCTACGGTCGTGCTGGTTCCCGAATGTTATAACGAATTAGACATCACAAAACAAACTGCTCAATGTCCGACGGGTATGATTGAAGTTATTACTGCATCTGGTGTAGTTACGTTGAACCAACCATTCCAAGCAACAGTCGTAGAAAATAACTTTGCTCCTCCTGCTCCACCAGTAGTCATCAATCCTTTGATTAAGACATTAGACAACAATGTTCAAATTGTTCCGTTGGAAACAGATGATGGTCAGAGTTTACTACAACTTGCCAGAGATAGTTTAAAGAAATTCACTAACCCAGCAAAAGCAGCATCGGATGACAATAAGGATCCCGATGCAGGTACGAATGATAATACAGAACAAGTTGCTGTGTCGATGCGTCGAGCAGCAACACCACAAGAACTACTAGAAGTTTTTGCTGAATATAATGAAGGTAGTATTCCAGCAGAAACCGTCTATACTAATGTATCACCAACATTCAAGAAGAACGTTCAGGTCGGTTGGGTATATACTCGACTGTCAGAAGACAGACAACAGGCAGTTACTATCTGGTTGGAGAAAGGTAACGAAGCGCAAGTTGTATCTGTTCAAAATGGTTTGATAGATGTTTACAACTTTGTAGACGATAAGTGGACAACATCGGGAACTGGTAGACCACAAGGTAATATAACTGTGATGCAAGAAACAGGTGCAAGATGAAAAAACTAATTGCTCTATTTTTACTATTCTTTACGATACCAGCGTTCGCACAGGTAACGAACTACGGTTTCGAAAATGGTAACTATACTGGTTGGACTGTTAGTAACGGTTCAACTGCCACAAGAACTTCGTGGAGTGATAGTGGTTCTGGTGTTCAAGTAACAACTGGTATGACTAACTATTGTCCAGGTGGCGGTAAGTGCTGGACAGTAACTCCGTATGGATCTTACATGGTATCGCTACAGGCAGGAAATGGTTCTCCTGGATTTGATGGCGCCATGACTACTTTGGGGTTGTCAGGTTCTACAATTACATCAATTAGAAATACTATTTACTCTAATGGTAGCATGTATCCTACCAATGCGACTTCTATTAGTAGAACAGTGTTTCTTCAAGCAGGTACAACATACACTTATGCTTGGCAGTATGTCTCAACCGATTATGTTCCATACAATGATGGATCGATGATCACTGTTACTGGTGGTAATGGTACTCCGACAATCAACGGGCAAACTCAAAACTTCGCGCTTCTGGGATTCACCAATCAAGGAACTGGAAATTATTCTGTGGGATCTTACGGTGCCACTGGTTGGCAAGTCGCAGTCTTCACAGTTCCTGCTGACGGAAACTATCTTCTGGGATTTGCCTCATTCAATCTAGGCGATACTGCATTGTCGCCAATTCTTTTCATTGATCAGATGCAAGGAACAACTTCACTGAATGGAACAGCATTTACTCCAGTTCAACCGAATGCTGGTTCTTCTGCGCCACCACCTCCTCCACCTGCTCCTCCTACTCCAACATATCCTCTCGCTTCTATCAGCGCGAACCAATCATTGAAGATTAATCAAACAAATGCGATTACACAAAACTCTATCTACATCAATGTAACTGGTTCTAGTAATTCTGTTTACGTTGAACAGTTCTCGAAGCAGAATCAAATTCGTGGTGTGAATGGCGCACAAGCAATGACGATTAACGGCAACAGCAACAGCGTAACTATTAATCAGGGAACAGCGACAACTCCAATTGGTAAGAACTTAGCAGAAGTTTCCGTTACAGGTAATAACAACGTAGTGTCGTTGACGCAACAACAAGGCAGTAAATACGCCGAGATTATTACCAATGGACTTGGCAATCAAATCTCAGCGCAACAAAAAGATGCTGGAGGAAAATCGTTGTTTATCAATGCTTTAGGAAACTCTAATAATATCAGTACCTTGCAACAAGGGACTGGTAACCATTTTCTGGATATCAGCGCACCGTTTGGTGGCGCTACTGCATCTGTTACTCAATTAGGTGCTTCTGCAAAGCAATTTCAACTTTTACTAAATAGTCCTGGAATTGGTGTAACTGTCACGCAAAATAACTTGACCACTGCCGACTCTGCGAAAATGGAAATAACATGCACGACTGGACCATGTAATGGATACTCTTATACAAAAAACTAAAAAAGTTCTACTCTCGCCTTGGTTGGCACTGATTACTTTTGCGGTATTGTTAACAGTAAAACTAGCAAACCCATACTTGGTTGAATCCACAAGATTGAAGTTTTATGATTATTTGATGCTCGGTTCGCCGACACAATCCGAACAAATTGTAACTGTTAATATTGGGGAGAAAGCAATTGAAAAATATGGACAGTGGCCTTTCCCTCGCGAAGTCCACGCTAAAATTATTGGCGATATTTATGGCAGAGGGGCTACTCTTGTTGGTAGCACTATACTTATGCCTGAGTCTGATCGGATGGGGACTGATCGAGTTCTTGCGGATACCTTAAATCAGTATCCAGTTGTTCTTAGTCAGACGGTAAGTGACTCTTGTTCACGGGCAAGTGCGACAATTCGGAGAACAGGCGTTGCCGTAGTCGGCGATGGAGAACCAACTGAATTTCTTCCTCAATATCCATGCGTTCTAAGTAATATCTCAGTTCTTCAAGAAGCCGCTGTCGGTGTTGGGATAACATCGACTTTACCCGAAACAGATGGGGTCGTAAGGCGAGTTCCTCTTCTAGCGCAATCATCTGGCGAATACTATCCCGCATTTGCTCTAGAGATGCTGCGTGTTGCTGCTGGAGATCCGTCATATCAAGCGAAGATAAATCAGACGGGAGTTGAGGCATTACGAATTCCTTCTTTTGAAACCATTAAGACAGACGAATATGGAAGAACGTTCATCAATCCCAATTACGTATTTCCATCTGTTGAATTAGGTTCTGATATTCCTCGTCTTGATGGGAAAATTGTAATTCTTGGCGTAACTGCTGCTGGAATTGCGAACCCTGTAGCGACTCCATCAGGTGCGCAACATCCCCACGTCCTTCAGGCGAGTATTCTTGAAACTCTGATAAATGGAGACTCTGTGTCGATTCCTGTTTGGAGTCAACTTGCGGATCTTGCTGCTTTTCTTTGTCTTGCTCTGGCATTGATCATTCTTTCTCGTTTTAAATTCTCTATAATTTATATTGCTGCGATTCTCGGTGGATATTTCTATCTGCCTGTGTATCTGTTCGCAAGCAAAGGTATTCTGTTCGATGTAACATTTAACATATTTGCTATTGCTCTTATCTATATTCACATCTTTACTGCAAAGTATATTTCTGAATATCTACAGAAGCAGCAAATTAAGAAACAGTTCGGAACCTATCTGTCACCAGATCTCGTTGCTCAGTTACAAAGACAACCAGAACTTCTGACACTTGGTGGTGACTCTCGAGAACTGTCGATCATGTTCACAGACGTTCGCGGTTTTACTACAATCTCCGAACACTATGGCGAAGATGTTCAAGGTCTTACTAAGATTATGAACCGCTATATGACAGTGATGACAAGAGCAATCCTTGAGAACAAGGGTACACTAGATAAGTATATTGGTGATGCTCAGATGGCATTCTGGAATGCACCGTTAGATAATAACAAACATGCTTTAGATGCGGTTCAAACTGCCTTTCAAATGCTCAAAGATTTGGAGACTTTCAATGAAGAAGTTAAAAGCGAAGGCATTCCCGCTTTCGGTATGGGTCTTGGCATTAACACTGCCACTGTGGTTGTTGGTAATATGGGCAGCGACCAGCGTTTTGATTATACTTGCTTGGGCGATGGGGTTAATTTGGCTGCTCGCCTCGAAGGTCAGTCCAAACCTTATGGCGTCAAACTCGTCCTCGGACCGCAAACTGCCGAATTGGTTGGGGATGTATACCAAGTAGTAGAACTTGACCTGATCGCAGTTAAAGGTAAGACAGAACCTGCCAGAATATATACGGCATTTCCGTTCTTTGATGCAGCAGGGCATCTCCAACATGATAAGTTCTTGCAACTGTATCGCGAAGGTAAATGGGAAGTTGCTAAAAAGTTTGCCAGCGACTTAAAGAAGTGCTGGCAAGGAGAGTTGGTAAATTACTATGACATGATGCTCGAGCGCATGGAGGGCGAACCTCCTGCTAACTTCGATGGGGTTTACCGTGCCACGTCCAAGTAAGTAGTGGATTGTCCTTGTCTTCGTTGAATCGGAAAAACACAACAGGAGTTTCTGTTACTTCTTGTGTGTTGAGTTCGCTTTCAACTCGACCGAAGTGCTCATCGAGTTCCTGATCGTGAATAGATGTAGACATTAAAAACTTCTCCCAATTGATTGTTGGCAAAATTGCCGAAATAGATCTTCAAAATTGCCAGTCTTGTAGACCCATGCATCGTAAAGACTTTCGAGCGGAGTTCTACAATCTTGGGTTCCTTTACTAACGTAGTAACCTCGATCTGTGAGTTCTTCAATTAGTTCGCGGTCGTCAAACTCATCAAGTTCGATATGGACTTCTGTAGTAACGTATGGCATTATGCTGTAATCCTTTCATCTATCATATCGCTCTTCAGCGACTGCTTCCATTCTAATTTACGACGAAGAAAATCTTCGAACGACTGATAACTTGGAACACCATTCGCTTCCAATTCGAAGTTAATTTCGAGGAAATCCTCTGCAATATAACCCCAACCATCCCACTCATAACCGAGCGTAGTCAACAGTGTTTCTGCTTCAGTAGAAATTTCAAAATCATTCATAACAATCTCCTTATTATTACCAATATACCCTATTTCTAGGGAAAAGTCAAGCCTTTATTTTAGGTTTTCGTAAAATTGTCTATCTTCTTCTAAATAATCTTTGAGTTCTTGTAAAAATGCTTTGAATTCTTCTAAAGTTCCGTTACTATTTTCTATGTCTTCGGTTGGAAAATCGAAATTTGCGTTGATTGCTGCGGTCTTGAGTTCTAAAATCTGATTTATGATTGCTGTTTTCATTTTACGTTTCCTTTTCTTAGTATTACCAGTATACCCCAAACTGAGATAAAAGTCAACACCTCATTTGCTAAAATAAAATCTTTTTTTCCCTTGACTTTTGCCTCGAATACGGGTATACTGACTATGTCGTCTATGAAAAGGATTATATTATGTCTATGCAACTTATGTCACATGCCTTCACTACCACTAGCACTCGCAAGCGCAAAACTTCAAACAAGGGTGTGACTGCTAAGTATGCCCAGGATTGGGTCGATCACAATAAGCAGATGAAGCGTCTTGGCACGGCGACCAAAACATTTGACGAATATGTTCAGTATCGTCAAGGTAACTTTAAACCTAAACTTCGTGGCACTCCGATGCCAGAGCGTTATGTTTCCAATCATCGCGAACTTTATCCTTCTGGTGATGGTATTGGCGTAACCTTCGCTCGCAAAGAGAATACATATACTGGAACATTGATTAAAGGTATCGCGACTATGCATAAGTCCAATGCGGTCCCTATTATGAATGACGAACAAGCAATTGAAGTAGCGAGGATGCGCCGTGGTTAATTTTGATGTTGTAATGTTATGGATGCAATATATCCGTAATAATCCAGATAATGCATATCGTTTCTCGGAAAACTTTTGGCCGAGTCAGATCGAAAGTAAGAAATGGTTGCTTGAACACGTAACTCCAATGGATCGATCTATCGTAATTTTCGGTGGATGGTATGGAGTTCTTGCACAGTTTATTGCACATAAATTTCCAGATGCCCGAATTCTAACCACAGATTTAGATTCTAGTTGTAGGCATGTATTCGCTGCTATCGACGAGTGTTATCACGATATTGTCTTTCGTCAACATGACATGAAAAATGGTATGCCAATCAACATACATCCCGATCTGGTGATCAATACCAGCAGCGAGCATGTTACGCAAGAAGTTTACGATGCTTGGTGGGACTCTATTCCTAGCACGACTAAATATATCGTCCAAGGAAATAATCTAGAAAATCCTGAGCATGTTCGTCTTGCTAATAGTCTAGAGGAATTCTTAAAAATCAACAACATTAAAGATCCACAATATGCAGGTATGTTGAAGTGTGGACATTTCTATAGATACATGGCAGTGGGTTATAAAAAATGAGTGATGGTGCACACGAAGAGCATAATCTAGACGTCCATTCAGTAGATTCATACTGGAATTTTCTCAAAGAAAAACGAGAAGTAATCAACGCAGTTAGTCCATCTTTTTGTGCAGCAAAATGGAAACAGTCAACCATTCTTTTGTATAGTGGCGAGACACATAGTTGTCACCACCCTTCACGACACAAGATTACACTAGAAGATATTAAAGATAATCCACGAGGTATTCACAATACTGCTGTTAAAAAAGCAGCACGTATCGACATGCTTAATGGCGTACAAACTAAAGAATGTGATTATTGTTGGAAAATTGAGAATCTAAATAAAGATTGGATGAGCGATCGGATATACAAATCTACGTATTCGTGGGCGCTCCCGCACATTGATGAAATTGTCGAATCTGGAGATGGGGCGAATATCGATCCATCGTATCTAGAAGTTGCGTTTGAGTCAACATGCAATTTTAAGTGCGTCTACTGTAGTCCAGAAAGTTCTTCAAGATGGCAAGAAGAAATCGAAACGCATGGTCCAATCGAACTGGAAGATTTCAAATTACACGATCTTGGATGGTTGAAGGAAGTTGGAAAACTTCCAATCCATCGCAAAGAGCAAAACCCATATATCGATGCTTTCTGGGAATGGTGGCCTGACCTCTATCCGAATTTACATACGTTTAGAATAACTGGCGGCGAACCCTTGCTCAGTAAACATACTTGGCGAGTTCTTGATTATATCGCGGAGAACCCAAATCCTAATTTGACACTCGCGATTAATACTAATCTCAATGTTCCAGATAAATTGGTTGAGAAATTAGTGGAATACATCAATAGAATCTCTTGCAATATTAAACTGTTTGACGTATACACATCATTAGAAAGTACTGGTAAACATGCTGAGTATTCTAGATTTGGTATGCAATTTGATGAGTTCAAAAAGAACTGTAAATATGTTCTAGATAATACGCCGAATACAACACGATTACATTACATGACAACAATAAACTTAACAAGCGCACCAACTCTCCTGGAATATTTAGAGTATATCAGAGAAATGCGATTGAAGTATTATAGTAAGATACATGAATTCAGAGTAAGAACTCATCTGTCTTATCTTCGCTGGCCTCGAATGCTGTGCTTAACATTATTGTCAGATGAAGATAAACAGAAGTATGGCGATTTGTGGATAGATTATATCGACAAACATAAATTGACTTCGAAAAAGTCTGTTCAAGAAACATTTTATTTAGAAGAAGTTGACCAAGTAAAACGATTGGTCGACTACATGAGATCGACAAAAGAATCACAGTCTTTGTATAAAGACTTCAGGAACTACACTCGCAGTTTAG